TCAAAATAACAGTGTCATTACTGCCGATTACGAGGCTGGGGCTCTTTGTCAGACAAGCATTCATTTCAGAACGTCGGTTCGATACGATACGTCCGATGCTCTCCGCACGCGACTCGCGTGGGACGCATTAGGGCTATCCAATCTCTTCTCGACGGCCTGGGATCTTATGCCTCTGTCATTTGTCATCGACTGGTTCGTAGGTGTTCAGCGCTTCGCGGCACAGCTTGATAGTTATTACTTTCATACTGTTCCGCTCGAGCGCCTCACCGAACTCCAGGATGTCTGGATCACATCAACTCGCAAGGGCTTCGTGGATCTTAAAGGATTCAAGGGTGTCCAAAACGGGAAGAATAAAGGTTCAGTCGTCGGGGCGTCTCCGTCATACCGCATAGAATGCGGCGACTTTGTACGTTACCCGGTTGACAATGGAGCAATGTCCTTATGGTTGCCCTCCCTAAAAGTAGGGGGTACCAACCTTACGCTTGCACAAAACATCACTGGCCTGGAGCTGTTAGTTCAAAGAACATTCTAGCAACAGGACGGTAACTAACCTTATTGGGCGATAACTACGCCCCAAGGAGTCAATTATGGCAACTACGCCTATCAGTCTCTATACCGTGGATGGAACCGCTGTGACCTACACTTTGCAGGGCACTACCGGCAACACCACACGTTACATCAACCCCGCTTCTACTCTGCGTCTTCCGGACTCTATTGCGGTTAACCACCGCTTGAAGGCCGCCGGCGCCGTTGGGAGCGATAGTCACCAGATCCTGAAACAGCTTGCAAAGGCTGATTCGGTCGGTAACGTTGGCTTCGTGTCCATGAACGGAACTCTGTCCGTGGCACGCAATGCGGGTATCTCCGACTCGGATGTTGTCGACGAGGTGACGAAGTTCGTTTCCTATTTTGTAGGAGACTTGTCTTCGGCACAACGCACACAACTGACGGGGGTGGTAGCATCCCTCATTGATGGTGTAACGCCTTAGAGCGTTCAACCATACTAACAAAGGAGGCTTAAATGCCTAACCAATGTGGTCGACGGCCGTTGATCAATTTCAATAGCCTGAGACATTCACTGGCAGAGGACTTAATGTCCTCCGGCTTGTTTCCGTCGCTCGATAGGAGAGACGCCTTGCGTTTTTCATCCTTGGTTTGTAGCCCGGTTCGGCTTTCTGTCGAACCGGCCTATGTCCACGCGGTGAAAGCCTGGCGCAAACTTCTCTGTACTAATTGTACGGGGGACTCCGAGTTGGTGAGCCTAATCGCTCCCTTCAGCGTGCTGGCCGCGAGACGTGACGGGCTGTTCACATTCCGTGAGGAGTGTGGCGCCCAGGTTCAGGTACTGAACCGTTCCTTCCTTTTATGTTGGAAGTCACAGTTTCCATCCCCGATGGCCTCGTGGCAGGACTTTGTCCGGCGCGTTTCGAGAAGCGGGAACCCGACCTTGGACCAAGATCAGGTAAGCGTACTCCGCAAGGAACTTAGTTTCTTGCGTGCTCCGTGCAACTGGTCGATGCTAAGGGGTCGGAATGGTCCTGGTGCCGTCGCGGGCGGTGAACGGGGAGCTATGAAATGGCTCTTCGCGAACCGACCGCACGGCGTGCCGATGGACTTCTTTCGTCTTAACCCAACCCATGTTGTTGAGGAGCCATGGTGTGAGCCGGTTAAATACGGCATCACACGTGCTCTCCAGGTGCCAAAGGATGCCAGGGGCCCACGATTTATATCGTGTGAGCCTCTGGCTTTCCAGCATGCGCAATTTGCAGTCAAGGACTGGCTAGAACACCAGATCCTGAGCCGCTATTCGCGCTATCTGGATCCGTACGACACAGGAAAGCATACTGCGTATCTCGAGGACCGATCGTTCTGTACGATCGACCTGAAAGACGCGTCAGACATGGTTTCGAGACGCTTGGTTTGGAGTGTATTTCCCCGAGAAGTAGCTGAGATGCTATTTCGCGTGCGATCTACGTTTGTTTCGGTTAACGGTAACGTTGTGCCGCTTCGGACGTTCGCTCCCATGGGCTCCTCATTGTGCTTTGACATAATGCAGTGCATTATTGTCGCCGCGTTGAAGAGCCTTACAAACGCCGCACTGATGGGTTTCCACCAGTTTGGCGATGATGGGATCGTTGCCCGGGGCGCGTACTACCCTACCCTTCTCGTACTTGCTTCACTAGGCCTTAAGGTGAACACAACAAAGTGTTGTGGTCCCGATAGCCGGTTTCGCGAGTCCTGCGGGGAGGAGTGGTTCTGGGATATGGACGACCGGATTGATATCCGGCCCATATATCTCAGGGACGTTACGGAAAACCGAAAGGCTGCGACGTCACTTCTGCTTGCCTCACAAAGGCTGGCCGAGTGTGGTTTCAAAGCCACGTCAGAAGTACTCGACTCATCCTCCGCTGCCCTACGGGTCGAAAGGCCCCGGCAGTGGCGATGGAATACCCAGTTGCAGCGCATGGAAATAAGAACCGTGCGTATTGCTCCACTACCCCCGGAAACGGAGGAGTTGGATGGGTATCCAGGGCTATACCGGTGGTTTTCTGCGAAAGCGGAAGACCATTTGCTGGATT